ATACGAGAATCTACCGGTCACAGTTCCGCCATTATCTGATCTAAGCTGATTTATGTCCGCATGAATTCTTCCTTTATGTGAATGTTTTAGTATGGTATCAATAAATGTGGTATGGGCCTTGTTTATTTCCCTGGCCTGGGCGATTCGTTTCACCAGTGGGTGGGGGTGATTCTGTAAAAAGTTTTTAGTAAAGGAAGGTGCAGATGTTTTTTCAGTTCTATCATAATCTAGTTTCAATTTATCGAACACTTGTGCGATCGATCGTGCAGCCCATATTTGAGTGTCTATTCCTGTTTCTTTTTTTACTTCTTGGATTAACTTGGCTTCTTGTTGCGATAACTCTTGCTTCATTGTATGAGCTTTTTGAACGTCCACTTTCACGCCAAGAAATTTCATCTCTACCAGACAAGGAAACAATTCAGTCTCCATATCAAAAATAGAATTTATATCCTGGTGATCAATTTCTTTTTTAAGTTCTTTCCAAAGGTTTAGTGTTATTTCTGCATCTGCTTCTGCATATGCACCTACATAAATGGCAGGTAGTCTATACATTTCTGCCTTGGCGTCAACACCCCAATCTTTTGCAGCTGCATATAAATCACTTTCATTTTTACCTTTACCGGTATATCTTTTAGCACAGCTGTTTAAATCATAACGCATTTGATTTTCATCAACTAAGGCCGATGCAATCATCGTGTCAATTATTTTACCGTTAATATTTAAACTGAGCGCTCTAATCCAACACACGTCATACATGGCGTTGTGAAAGATTTTATCTGCCGGTGTATTTAATACACCTTGAAACCATTTTAAAACTTTTGCTCGACTCATATTACCACCACCTTCATGAGCGATAGGATAATAACCAGACCATCCTTCAACAGCTACTGCAATTCCTACAACATCACCTTTACCTACAACAGAACCTGATCCCATCTTCATTAGATCTGGGTCTTTAGTTTCTAAGTCAATTGCTATTTCATCATACTTAGATAAGTCTGGAAAACTTTCTGGCGGTAGCCATTCGGTTTGTGGTTTAAATAGAGGTATCTGCATCGTAGTCCCTTTCAAGTATCATTTCTAAATAATGTATTGCTTTTTCTATGTCTTGTCTTTTTCCTTTTGATTGATGTCTACAAATATATTTTATAGCGTTGCCTTCTGCAAATAATAATTTGTTTTCATTTATAAATTCTGCAGGTTGTATTTTCATATTTCGGTAATGTTTGCCGCCTACCTGGTTATCTAAAGAATCGTATACTGATTTTTTAAATATTTCACTGTTGGTCATAGTAAGTATCCTTTCCCGTATTTTTTTGGTTCTATTATATGTAAATTTTCTTTTGTTCGTGTTGCACCTACATAAAATAATCTATTCTCATCATCAGGATTTCTCTCATAACTTCGCATAGTATTTTCTGTAAGACCTGTTAATAGTACAACATTAGTTGCTTCACCACCTTTTGCTGCATGTATAGTAGACAGTTCAATTCTAGGTGGCTCGTTTAATTTCTCTCCATTCCTTCTCATCTTTCTTAAATAATCTACTTTAGTTTGACCTGCTCCATCAAACGCTTCATACCATTCTGTTTTAACTTGTAGACCATAATCATTTACAAGTTGATCTATTCCATAAAAAGATCCTTTAGACATACCTTTTATTTTTTTCTTGTGCCATGATTTATCAGTCATATGTTTAGATATGTTTTCTATTTCTTTGTAAGATATTAATTGTCCCTGTCTTAAATGTTCCCAAGATGTAGCTGCTTGGTGCAATTCTTTTTCTGTATTTCTTCTATGTTTAGTTTTATAATAAAAACCTTTTCTATATAAAGATTCTTCTGTTTCTTCTAATAAGTATTTAGTTCTACTTAAAACTAACCAATCACCTTGTGACATATCAATACTATCTACATCAAAATGTCTTTTTATGGTTCCTTGACTAATTCTAGGTTTCCAAGATTTATCTATTCTATTTTTAATTTTATCTATAATACCTATAGCTAGTTCATGTACTTTAGCAGGTATTCTATAAGATTGTGTTAGAGGTAGGTATTGTCCTTTTAATGCTATAAAAGAATCTACGTCTGCACCAGCCCATTTATATATAGCTTGATCGTCATCACCTGCAATAAAAGTATCAGTTGTTTTATTCCATATGGATTTTGCCATTTCCCATTGCATAAGTGACAAATCCTGAGCTTCATCAATAAATACTACATCAAACTTAGGAGACTTATCTGATTTTGTAAACTCTGTAATCATGTCATTAAAATCTATTAAATTATATTCTTTTTTATATCTTGCTAACTCATTGTGTATAATTCTAAGTGTGCTTCTGTCCAGGTCTTGCGTGTGCTCTCGTAAATCAAACTGATGTTCCGGTGTTATATTTTTTAATTCAGCTAGTTGTATAATTCTTAAATATTCACTGTCAGATGTAAACACACCATCTTCCTCTGCGTAACTAGCATATGCTACAGGAAAACCTAACTTCTTACCTAAATCTTTGTAGTGTCTAGATTGCATAACATCATCTTTTTTTACCCCTAGTTTTCTAAATGCTAGTGAGTGCAGTGTTCTAAAATATGGAAGATCATCTTCTGTTAAATTAAATTTTTTAATTGCTCTGTCTTTTGCTTCTTCTGCAGCTTTTTTTGTAAATGCAAAGTAACCTATCTTGTCAGGATCTGTTTGTTTAAGATAGTCATCTACTTTGTTTAACAAAGTTGTAGTCTTACCTGTACCTGGTGGTCCTAATACAATCGTTCTCATCTAAATTTTAATTCCTTCTCCCATTTTTCTTGATTTGTTCTCCATAATTCATACCTATGTTGCAATTCATTTGTTTTCCAAAACCAATTTTTATACTTTCTGTTATATTGAATATCTTCTGCTTCTTCTCCAGACAAAGAACTTCTATCTACATAAATTTTTTTAATAGGGTGAAAAATTGTTTCTGTGCCCCCTATATCTTTTCGAGAAAAATACCATTCCGAAAAATAATGTTCACAATCTTCTCTGTATTTTTCAAAAGTAGTGATAGAATAATTTTTTTTAAATTTTTTATAATTTCTTTCAAAAATACCATCTCTTTTAGCAATATTTAAAAGAGGGTTTAATTTTTTAATAAGATAACTTTCTATTTCTTCTCTATAGTCATTATCAACAAGATTATTTGAAATTAACATTCTAGCGTCTATATTTCTAAGATCAGCTTTTTTAATCATGTCAGGTATTTTATTTTTAAAATGTTTTGCAAGTTTTCTAATAATTTCATTATTTTTAAGTTTTATATTTTGATATTTTTGAGATCTTTGAAACCAATCTTTTGTTTGTCCAATATAAAGAGATCTGCATTTGTTTTTATGTGTTGTAAATTGTTCCTTTTTTTCACAAAGCACATAAACACAATGTTTATCATTCCATGTCATACAGTTACCCATATCCATGCAGCTGTAAGAACTACTAATAAAATTAAATCAATCATTAAAATATATCCTTTGGTTTTAATTCTTTTTGATTGTAGTCATCAGTTTTTTTATCAAACTGTTTAACTACGAATACAGAAATTCTTTCTTTACCTATTCTTTTGTCGTCACAGTTACATGTTTCTTTTAACATTTGTGCTGTACGTGAATATGCTACATCCCAACGCCTTCTAATTAAAAAATCATTATAAAATCTATCAAATATAAAATGATGGTGACCATCTTTAGTTAACACACCACCACGTTTTAAATCTTTTATATCTGCTCCTATATGTCTATCTAAACAAAAAGTTTCTAAATGATTTTGTAATTGATCTTGTGTTGCAACACCTTCTGGTGGATCTATTGGTTCGTGGTTCTTCATTAGTGGATTTATAACATTCATCCAATCTTTTGGTTTTATTGTTGGAACCATAAAATCTAATTGTTCCATCACTGCTTCTTGAAATAAACTTTGTTGTTTTAAATATTTTACATTTTCCAAATGTAGTCGCTGACCATCTACGTTTAAATAGTAGTATGGTTTTTCTAGTTTAATTTTTTGTAAGTCAGTCAACGCAGGAAATACAATCTCTTCACCAATACCATATTTTCTTTCTCTACATAATTTTTTATCACACAAATTACACATGGGTGTATCATTACACTTGTAACCCCATTCTTTTTTTTCGTGTTGACGTTTGATTATTTCTACTTCAGACTCACTTAATGGTACAGTGGATGCTGTTGCATTAAACAAAGTCATCTTACTTTTCCATTCTGCAGGCCATTTCATTTTAGCATACACACCAAAATGAAACATAGAATTATTTCTACCACCTTCCGGTATTTTATTCATAGCCATAAGTTCTATACATGGTGGTGCATCTGAATATTCTGTTACAGGTCTTTCTATTTTTATTTTTGTAATAT